CCGTAGCAGATTTTGTAGCGGTTTCTTCGTCATAACCGACTTTAAGGAAATTCGCTTTGTGTTCGGCAACTGTTTTCTCTTTTAAAAGATTTTCAAGTAATGCCTCTCTTTCGGCTTCCTTTTCCTGTCTCTCTTTTTCCTTCTTTTCGTCGTCGGTAAGTTTGGCGTTAAGTTCTTCTTCCTTTGCCTTCAATTTCTTTTTAAACTCGCTTGCCTCTGCGGTTGCCTTATTCAAGGCTTCTTTCAGTTTTGTATCTTTGTCTTCGATTTCCAAACTTTCGAGGGCTTTAAGTTTTTCTTCGGCACTCATTGATTCGTAGCCTTCAATTTTGTCTGATAATTTCATAAAATTTTCCTCCTTCGCGATTAACGTCTTCTCTGACCTGTGCGATTAACGTCTTCTCTGACGATTTCAAGACAAGTATGTCTTAACAATCCTTTTCAAAAATTCGGGGAAAGTTTCTCTTTCCATTTTCATACCATTATTGAACCCGTTTATTCGGCAGATATGTGCCATTACCGCTTTATCGTTTACATTGACGTTATCAAACTCGTCCTTAAACTCCTTATAGAAATCTGCAAACGCTCTCTCTGCCTTTTCAATGATTTCCTTGTTTTCTTCTTTGAAACAATCGGGTCTTTGGAAATCATAATAAGAATCGAAGAAAGTTTTTGATACGGCTTGATAAAACTCTGCGTATCTCTCTCTTTTTTCAAGGTCTTTGCATATAGCCTTACGCGCTTTCATTAAGTGGTCGTAAGTCTTAAATACATAAGCGTCCTTGTCTACTCGTACTAATGAATCGTCTCTGTATTTCCATAAGTAAACGGCGGGTGACATTTCGTGTATATTGCCTTCCGATAACATATTGGCAATTACATTGAAAAACGAATCTTCGTGTATAGTAAGTTCATTATTGAACTTAATTCCGTTTTCTTTAAGAAATCCCACTCTGTAAAATTTGCCGTGAATAAAGGTAATATCTTGGTCGTGTCTGATTAGTTTTAATTCCCCGTCAATCATTTGGTCTTCAAGGAATGGAGTTTTAACTATATCATACATACCCTGCTTCATTGCCTTTAAATAAGTGTGTAATGCGAAAGCGTGGATAAATCTATCATCACAATCGCAAAACATCACATAATCGCCCGTAACGTGTTCAAAGCCTATGTTACGACAAGCAGATACGCCTTTGTGACCTTCATTGTAAACAGTTACCCCAAAAGGATAATCGTTAAATACTTCAAGGTCTAACGGGTCTCCTCCGTCTTCCACGACAATTACTTCTAAATTGTCAAAGTCCACGCCAAGTTGGTCTTTCAACGAATCAAACAATGGTTTACAGACTTCCCAAGGCTCTTTGTAGTGAGTTATTACAAAACTCAACTTATACATTCCTACTACCTCCTACTTTGTATATTCAAGATAGCACCTGCAATTCACGTCCTCGGACGCAATTCCAAACCCAAGCGGGTGTAATGCCCTATCTCCGTTTAGTGTGTAGAAATAATCGTTTATTCCTACTTTAAGCCCGTCTAAATACCAATGACTATCTCTTACCTTTTCGTCTTCCTGCGTATGCCAAGTCTTATACTTCGCTCTGCCGTCGGCACTATCCCATTGTCCGTCTGAAAAACATCTATGGGATTCGGTAAAGAAGATTCTTTCAATCTCACTTATGGTATCGGCTTCATTTATTCGTTCAACCCAAGTCTTATCTTCGATTTTCTTATGTACGGATTCGTACATCTTATCGGTGTCGGGTTTTATGTCTTCATTAAGGCTTCTCGCTACATCTTTTGTCCCGTAAACGTAAGCCATTATGAGTAAATCAAGTAGAGAATCTTCTATCTCATTCTTCGGTTTGTCCGTTATTTTTTCCAACGTCGCCGTTATTAGACTTGTTAGATTGTTCAATTCGTCCATAATACTCCATTGATTCTCTATATGCTTCTTCGGGGTCTATGAAAAGTCCGCAGGATTGGAAAGCAAGTTTAGGCTCAATCTTATCATTTGATAGCATTGTCGTAAGTACCTGCGACTTAACCTGTATGTTTTCATAATTTCTTCTCGTAAATCTTATATCAACGTCTTCTACATTGAGAGAAACGATTGATTTAGTCGTAAGAATTGAGAATAAAGCCTTTAAGAACGGGATTTCACTCTTTTTAAACATTACTTCCGATTCTCTTGCTCTTGTTTCGGCATTTTCCCAACCACCTTTAAGAAGCATTGCGCCATTATTGGAAGAATCGCTTGAATTGCCGTCGCCCTGTGCAGGAAGTCCAATAATTTCTCTTACTCTCTTAATAAGGTCTTCTTTTAAGGTTTGGGTTTGGTCTTGGTCTAACTGTTCGGAGATAATCTTAATGTCGGCGGGACAATCAGACGTGGACTTTAATTCAATAAGTCCTTTTTCTTTTAGGGTGTTGATTGTATTTTCACCGATTTCCGCATTATAGACTACCATTAAACTCTGTATGAACTGTTCAACGCCGTCCAATCGGTTAGAATCCAAGTTGTTAATCGCGTCTAAAAGGTCTAATACGATTTCAATAGCCGAAAGCCTTGAATTATTGGCGGGATATTCCATTATTGGAATATAACCCAAAAGATTCGGCTCTGTGCTTACCAATTTAAACGCCCTTACTGTGATTATTTCAAGCGGTGTATATACAGTTAAGTAAATTACTGTCTTTCCGTTTTCGTTCTTCTTTGCTACATAAACACTTGCCAAATGCGTCTCGGCAATATCCATAGCGTAAATAGCAAAGGTTTTATCGGGAGAAAGTGAATTTATTGAGAAAATCTCGTTTTCATCAGAAAAGCAAGACCTGTATGATGTACCACATATCATTTGCCACTCAATTAAGTCCTTATCTACGGACGCTTTCGAGTGAGATTCCATTAAATCATTAAGTGTATCTATGCTTTCAGTAAGATTTTTCTCGGATTTTCCGCTTACATACTGTACGGGAGACGCACAAAGGTAGCCGACTTTAAAGGAAACAATCGCGTTAGCCCAATTTTCCACAATTTTATTGCAGATTTCGGGGCGGATTTCCTTTGTTCTCTGATAAATCGCCTGTTTTCCTCTGTAATAATCGTAAAGATATTTAACCTGCTTCGCGTTTTTCTGAAATTTAGGGTAAACTTCATTCAAAACTTTAATTATATTAGAAGAATTTACTTCGTCATAACTTGTAAATATCTTTTCTCTGCCGTAATAGTTATTCATTTCCACTCTCCGTATTTCTGACAGTTCTTCTTACTTCCACTACAACGAGTTTGTCGCCTTTTTCCGCTTTTACTTCGGCTATTCCCTTCTCGTCCAATATTTTATTTATCGCTTCTATCGTTTTAGGGTGTTCTCTTACGTCCATAAGTTAAATTTAGATTTAATTTTCCGATTTGTTAATTTTAGACTTAATTTTAACTACTAAATAACATTTTTTGTGATAAATGTCAACATAAAACGAACAGTTGTTCTAAAATGTTCGCTTTTTGGCTACAATTATATTTTCACCACGAATCAAAAACGTAACCGCCATAGCCAACGAATCGGGTGCGTCGTCGTGCTTATTCTTACCCATTATTGAGAAAGAAAACACATTTTGCATAAAAAGTTCGTATTCTTTATCCCTTTTATCAAGAAATATCATATTTTCTCTAATATCGGGGGCTTTATCGAAGATTCTTTGCTCTTTTCCCGTTCCTGTGAAGTGTTTTGTAGAGATTTGGACGTTACAATGGTAATTTTTCTCTTTAAGAAGCCTTGAAATGTCCTGTCCGTATGAACCTGTCATTTTATTACCTTCACAATAAATCCTTGTGACTTTATGCTTTAAAACCTTTGAAATTACTTCGCTTTGGGTATAATTCTTCTCTGCATTGGAGTAAACCACGTCTTTTACGAACAAATCTGTGCCATATTGATAAATAATCGGGCTTGCTACAAAGTCTCCACCGCCCCAAGACGGGTCTATCGCCATAAAAATAGAATCGGGGTCGCCTTCGAGGTCTCCATTAAAGTATCTTAACTCGTCGGGACTAAACACCGCGCCGTCTCTTTCAATAGGTTCGCCTTGATATTGGGCTAACCAAGAAGCCGTATCGTTATTTCGCTCAAAAGAAGCACGTCTTTGTTGGTAAAATTCACTATTAAATCCCACTCCGCAGGCATAATCGAAGTTAGATTCGTCATTTTCGTTTAAAGCAGGGATATTTACGACTTTAAATCTTCGGTCTTTAAACTTCGGGTCATTTGAAAGCACATCAAGTCTTCTTGCGATAGGGTCTGTTAAAGACCACCTTGTTCCTATCCAAAGAAGTTTGGCGTTTTGTTTGGCTCTCGGTAAGAAATTGTTATCAACCTTACTCCAAGCGTTATTAAGTCGGTCTTTATTCATAGCCTCCTCAATGCCCGAAATAAGGTCGTCACCAATCGCATATCCGTTGCAATCACACGCGCCGTTTAGTGTGCCGTACAAAGAACGCCCTGTGAAGGAAGCGTATCTCTTTCTTCTGTCTATGTTAATAAGGAGGTCTTTCGCGTCTGTGGAGGCTATATTACATTCGGGAAATACATCTTTCCATAAATAAGTAGTAGTATCGTTTAAAACCTCTAAAATGCCGTTATAAAGGACTTTAACTACCGAATCGGTATAAGAACAGTAAAGGTTACTTCTCTCCGAATTACGAAGCATTACCCACGTTAAAAAGAACATCATTAGAGTAGTTTTTCCTGTTCTCGGCGGTTGTGACAAAAATAATTCGTCTAATTCGCCTTCTTCAAGTTGTTGTAACGCCTCTACAATAGGAAGTAATTTACTTCTTCTCGGAAGCCAAAACTTCTCTTTTAAGGGTCTATTCCACTCTATATAAATCATAAAGTCGTCAAAGTAGTCTCTCGCCGTCAG